TAGTACCTACAGGAACTATAAGGCTTTTTCTAGCAATCTTATTAATAGTGTTTCTGTCAGAATACTTGTTAGCTGCCTTGTTAGATATAACTTGTTCGTAATATTTGTCCCATCTGATTATTTCACCTACTGGTGATATTAACGAGTCGAGAATCATATCTCTTCTTAGGTCATTATTTAAAGGCATTACCATGAAGTTGCTACCATATTCGGTATAAGATAAAGTCTTAAAGCAAGGGTTCTCTGCCGCTACGACATCATATGCATTGTCATAACCTCTTTCCATTGATTGGTTAATAAAGAAATCCTCTACTTCCTCTAGCGAGTCTAAGAATTTACTCTTCTTAAGTTTAGGACCTATCCTATCCTTTGTTTCTCCTGCATCAAACATTTCTCTCTTAGCGGAGACTCTACTTGCTTGAATCTTCTGTTCATTCTTTTCCATATTATATAGTTGTATAAAAACTCTTTGCTACTGAAGTAGTGAAAGACGTAGAATACGATGTAGTAGTATTTATCGTAGTGTTCACTGTGTAGCTTGAGCTAGTGTTAAAACTACTTGTAGTAGCCTTTAATGTATTAAAACTAGAACTTGTGCTTACGTCGGCATAAGCAGTGTATGATGTGGTTGTACTATGAGCAGTCGAAAAACTTGTAGTTGTACTACGAGAAGCTCCGTAGTAAGTAGTTGTACTGCGAGAAGCTCCATAACTAGTAGTAGTACTTCTAGAGACGGCAGTGTTGAACGTTGTTGATACGCTTCCAGATGTTGAGAATGTTACTGTTTCAGTAGTACTCCTACCTGTCGATCTACCCGTATAATGATTAGTTAATGGCATGATTCCTTATTTTAAAATGTTAGATTGGACCTCCACCTCCACCAGTAAAGTAGAATGTATTGTAAGCAGTTGTAAAGCTTGTATACGTAGAGTGTGAGGAACTTGTGTTGAACGTAGTCGTTACAGTTGCGGAAGTAGACCTTGTAAAGTTAGTGGTTGTACTATGTGAAGCCGTATAACTAGTAGTCGTACTGTGTGAAGCTGTATACGAAGTTGTAGTCGATCTTGAAGTTCCGTAAGACGTAGTCGTAGAGTGTGAAGCCGCATATGCCGAGCTAGTGTTAAACGTAGTGGTTACCGCTGATAAAGTATTAAAAGAAGTTATTGTTGCAAATGTTGTACTAATTGGTAGGTCTGTATTTACTGAAATAGTTGTAGGATACGAAGTACTTACCGTCATGTCAGTTACCCATTCATAAGCCTTTGAGAATCCTATATTTTTCATGTTAAGAGAAGTTTCCTATGTAGTTAGTTAATATTGTTGTGCTATTCACAATGTAATAAGACATCATGGCAGTGTTGCCTGAATCATTATTCCATACAGCAGTATCGCCATTCGGAGTCTTAAACTCAGTAGGCATTGTTGGTGTTGAAGTAGCAGCAGAGTTTGTTATTAATATAACTCCCGACTTACCTTCGTTACCAGATATATTTGATAATGATAAAGTCCAAGCTCCTGTTACTGTTAGGTGATGATTAACGCCTCCATCGAAGTCTATAGATCCTGAAGCAGTAGCTATTGACGAAGTGACAGACTCAACATCCGCAGTGGTTACTTTTGGGAAAATGTCTAATATATTTGGCATAATATTTTTATTTAATTGTTAATAATATAGCCCCCTCCGAAGAGGGAGCATATATAAAATTTGGATTAGTTTATACCCATAAGAGCCCATCCAGTAGTACCATCAATGTAAATTAGTTCGAAGTTAGCAGTAGCGTCATTCAATACTAAGTCACTAGTAGAACCTTGAATAGGTTGTGCATTACGAGCGATAACAGTGTCAGTACGACCTGACAAGTTTACAATCTTTACCCAAGCTCCAACAGCTGGAGAAGCAGGCAAAGTGTAAGTTACAGTTTGTGTAGCTCCAGGAATAACACGAACAGCGTTAGCAACTAGAGTTTGGTTAGTGTCAGCAGCAGAAGTAGCAGTAACATCATAAGCAATAGGAGCATGGTCAGCTACACTAATGTTAATCTGGTCATCGTTAGTTCCGTCAGCAGAGATTTCAAATTCGTCAGAGAAGTTAAGTACTCCTAAGCTACCAGAAGTAGAAGGAACAGAAGTCTCGTCTAATTCGATAGATAAATCATTGTTGATAGTTCCACCAGTCATAGATATACCTACTCCACCTATTACATTTACGTTACCTACCTCTCTCCAGTCACCAGAAGCAGAAGCTCCAGCAGAAGATTGGTTAGTTCCAACGTAGATTAAAGATACAGTTGCAGGAGTTCCATCAGCATCAACAGTAATGATAGCAATATCCCCTTTGTTGTACTTGTTAGTAGATACTGCGTAGAATGCAGTTAAAGCAGCAGCTTGAGTATCTTCGTTAGAATCAAAAGCAAATGTGTTTCCAATTTCAATAACAGGAAGTTTTGAAGATGGAATTAGAGATGTGTCATCTCCTTTAGCCCAAGTTGATACTTGAGACGCTCCAGTTCCGAAATCATTTGGATCTAGTCCTGGAAAAATAGTTTTTAAATTTGGCATAATAAATTGTGTTTAACTTTGACCGATTATATTCCAGCCTAAAGTTGGGTTAATAAATACTAGACTAAATGAGCTCGTCTCATCGTCTAAAACTAGGTTATCTGAATAGAGTCCATGCAAGATATTTCCGTTAAGTTGTATCTCGTTAGTTATCTCTCCAGATAGGTTTGAAACGTGAACTACGTCTCCAGGTAATGGGTTTGCTGGTAATGGCATTAATAAACCATCCATACCCGAAGGTATAACATTGGCAGTATTAATTTCCAAAGATGAATCTGCGGTAGATAAAATCTTTACAGATACAGACACATCGTTAGTCTCTGAACTACTAGCTAATGCTCCTGAAATAAGAGTATACTCAAAGCGAGAGTTATCAAATACTATTGCAGTATCTAGTCTGTAAACGTTGTATCCATCCTGAGTAGTTAAAATATACTCTTCGATATCGTCCAGTCCTAAATCATTCTTAATACCAGTTAAGGGGTATTCACTGTCTACTAATATATAAATATAGTCATTAGAGTTGGCATCTATTTCCACCTCTACTCTATTGGGTATAACGCTATTAAATCTACTAGTCCATAAAGTCACGTCAGTTATCTGAGCATTTGTTATGGTGTCTGTAGTAAAAGCACCTATACGTGGCGACTTAATACCTTCATACTCTGTGCGATAGAAAACTGTAGTTGTTACAGCACTATCTAAAGCAGACTCAAATGTTATGATAGACGATATAACTACCAAGTCATCACCACTAGATACAGTTGCTACATTTCCAGATATAGATCCATCACTATCAGAAGCTAGTTCATATGTTACACTATTAAAAATCCAGCCATTGCTAGGTTCATAAGTTGTAGGCATAGTTATAGTTCCTGAGTCATGTAACTCATATTGTCTATTTATAGGGTCTGTATTAAATCCAGCATACTCTTGAGAAGGATTAGCTATAGGGCTTGTCATAGAGCCTATTTGCTCCATACGTACTTTAAGCACAACAGTACCAATATAGAAATCAGTTCCCATTTCATTAAGTTCGTCTATATCTACACTCTCTACGGTTTGTATGTATATATTAAATCCTTTACTTTCTAGATTTAGATAGTTATCATAATCAACATCTAATATCCTTTGCACTTCCGATACCATTGCATCTCTAGACTCTCTAGTGTCAGCATTGATCTCTGATCGTGTTACTACCTTAATTCCTACAAAGTAGTCATAAGAACTTCCCTGTGCAGTCACAGCTACTTCTTTTATGTCATTGTTATCTATTTCTACACAGATATAAGGATAAGGCGTATTATCTACAGGCTTACTTTGTATAATAGTATTCCATGTACTTGGTATGTAAGGTACGGCAGCAGTTCTAAACTGAGCTCTTAAGCGTCTTACTATTGCGGTTTTTAGTTGTGCAGTTCCTAACATTATAATATTCTTTCTAAGATTAATTCAGCAGTAAACTTGAATGCAGGTTCTAGTATATCTACAATCTGATACTTATGTTCGTCACCCTCACGTTGTACTGTGTGGTCTTCAGTAAGTAATCCAACATCTCTTGCGTCACATATAATTCGTTTAACTTGTACCGACCTGTATCTACCCATATAATCAGTCCTTACACTAGGCAAGTCTTCTACGCATCCCCAGAACTCTATATCGTCCTGTGCATCATATATTGGTAAACCATCATCGTCATAGGCTTGGTCTCCTTGAGCCCTACTAGATCGAGCAATAAAATACTCTTCTCTATGACCTATGTTTTTTCTATCGAACCCCATGGTATCCAAATACTTTAAAGGGTGATAAGAAACTTCTCCAATTAGTTGATACCTTTTCAGTTCTTGAATGGTATAATTCAGCTACTAAAGCTAATACACCTGGCTTTACTAATGAAGCATCTATTCCAGCAGTTGTATAAGTGATAGTCACTTTATCTGCTGAGGATTGCTCTAATTTAAAGAGGGGATTATCCAGCCCCTCTACAGTGTAGTCTACGTCAACAGCCATGGTCTCACCATCAATTAGAACTAAGTCTACTTGCGTGATGGGAGCGTAGCGTAAGTTAATAGCTTCGCATATATTGTCGAAGTACTCACGTCTCTGTTTTGACACGATGTCACTGTTAAGATATCTTTCCGCACGTATTCTAGCGTTTGGAATAATGCTGTTTATAAAGTCATCATCTCTCGTGTTAGTTATTCTTAGATAGTTTTTAACCTCTAACAAAGTAACAGGCTCTGTGATGCCAATAGTACTTATAATTTTATTATCCATAATTCTTTGGTTTTATTCCTACCAGGGGAGGGTTATAATATAGCCCCCTCCGAAGAGGGAGCATATATCAATTAATATTAAGCGTTCAATGCAAGGATTGCATGAGCGAAAGTTCCGTTTTGGATAGCGTCAGGCTTACCAACAACAAGAGCGAAACGACCATAAACTTTTAAGCTTACGTTGTTTCTTTCCCAGTCATCACCAGTATAACCCATCTCCATTTTCATACCTTCACGAGTTACAAACTTAACCTCAGAACGGTCAAAGATGTAGAACTCACCAGCAGCAACAGCAGGCACTTCAATTAGCTCAGCTCCACCTAAGAAAGAACGTACTTTTCCAGTAGCGTCTACAGTAGATTGTAATTGGTAGTGTCCGTCAGTTCCTTTGATACCTTGTAACTTAGCGATTAAAGCTGGGTTAACAAATACAACTTTTTCACCAACAAAGTTGATCCCTTTGAAAGATGCAACAGCAGCGTTGATTACGTCGATTTCGTTAGCAGCAGTACCGTAAGAATCAGCTAGAGAACCAAAGAAAGATTCGAAACCAGCTTGGTCACTTGGAGCTTTCCAAGACTCGATACCTTTAAGAGCATCTGCTCCACCAGCACCGTTTAAGATTTGTCCGTTGATAGTGTCAACTAGGTAACCTCTCATGTCTTCTCTGAAGTAGTTTTCAAGAGCAACAGTATCAGCTAACTCTTCACGTGGCACAGTTAAGATGTGACCCATTGTGATGTAAGGAGTTTGTTGGTCAGCTACAGATAAGCTAGACTTTCCGAAAGCAGCACCTTTAAGTTTACCACCAGCGTTGTTAGTTGCAGCTCCAGCAGAAGAGAAACGGTAAGAAGTACCAGTTCCAGTCTTAGCAGAAAGATACTGAGCAGCAGTAGATTGGTGAGGGTTAAACTCGATAGATGACTGACGGTCTTCTTTAGAAGGCGTAGAGTCAGCAGCAGCAGAAAGACTTACAGTAGAAGCATTCTTTACTTCGAAAGTAGCAGTTGCATTTTTAGATTCCATTACTTCTTTAGCAGAAGCGTCTAACCATGATTTGAATTCGTTTGTTGGCATAATTTCAGTTGATTTAGTGTTTAAGTTTTTAACCTCGTTAGAGAGATCGTCGATTGATTTTTGTACTAGTTCAAGAGCAGCAGTGTCTACTTTCCCTTCAAGTACTTCATTGATTTGTGCAGATTTAGCTTCTAATTCGCTAGTAAAGTCTACAGATTTTGCTTCGATTGCATTGTTAGCAGTCTCTACAGCTTTAGCTTCTAAGTTAGCTACTACGTCTTGTGGATTCAAGTTTTCCATAATAAAAATTAATTGTTAGTTAGTGCCTCGTTTAAGGCGTTTAAAAATTCAAGATTAGCATCAACTTCATCACCTATTGCTGGCTCAGTGTCGGTTTCCAACGGCTGAGTAGCAGACTTATAAAGTTCAGCTAGTTTTAATAATTCAGCCTCATTTTGAAGCTTCATCTTTTTGTCACCAATATTCTTGGCAAGCATTTCAAAGCGTTCAACAGTGTCGTCAACGACATCGTCTTGGCTTATATTTTTAACCTCTAAAAGTTTAGCTTCTGGGTTCATAGGAATAGCTACAGGGCTAATCTCAAACAATTTGAGTTCAGACAAGTCTCTACCACCATGACTGTTACCATCTCCCTTAACTACAGCGTAGCCAATAGAGAATGAATCAACGACACCGTCCTTCATTAACTGCTTGTACTCTTGAGCACGATCAGTCTTAGACAGGTATCCTTTGAATAGCAATCCAGTTGCATCTTCTTTCATTTCAGTTACTCTTCCAATAGGTTTGTTCTGGTCATGATTTGCTACCATAATAACACTACCTCCGTTTTCAGAGATAGTTTTACTGAACGCACCCTTCTTAATTACGTC